GTGGACTCTTGTGGAAAATAACGTTTCTTTGTTTATACAATACATGATGTCTAGAAAGAAACAGAGGTATTTAGTTACAAAGGATCAAACATTATTCTTAAAAGATATTGGATCTAATAGATCTGTACACCAGGAATATGGATGGAGAAACACTGGTAATCTATTTAAGAACCATCTTATATCTTATGCTATTGAATATTTAAGAGATGAATTAGATCAAGTTACCGGTGATGATGGTAAAGTGTATAAGACAACATATGGTGTAACTAGAATCCCGGATCCTATGTTATTAAAAGAAATGTTAGCATATCAACCAGGTGTAAACGTTGACCGTTTGGTTTCTTTTTGTGCATTAATTGCATTTGCATCAGTGCAACAATCTAATCGTGGTTATGTAAAAAGAAGAGAGGATGTGAACAATTCTTTGGAAAATACATCAAAATTATATAAATTTAAAGTGAGTCCTTTTAGACATATTGGAGGTACAAGTAACTTTAATACAGTAAAAAAACCTAAAAGAGCTTTTAAGAATTTTAGATAATGAACTATTATACAAATACAACTGACTATAAGTTATTAGAACTCAATTACTTATATTATGAGTATGAATCTAATCAAGAAGTTTATTATTTAAACATTGAAGATTTACAAAATAACCCCGCAACTAATATAACATACAATGCAAGTATATAACGCTTTACAAGTCAAAGCAGGTGCAAAAGTTGAGCACAATAAAATGGGTACCCTTACCCAACCTATGCAATTTATACCCAAAAAAGAAAAGAATGATGAGTGGACTGCATGGAATTTAGATTGGTTGGAATGGCAGGGTATGAAACAGATTAGACGTAATGCACGTAGACTGTTAAAGAATTACAAATTAGCCAAAGGTATTATTGATCGTGCTGATTATATAGTTGAAGAAGATCCAGAATATGCTGATTTAATTGAAACATTAACAAAAGAAGATTCTTCTGCACTTGAATTAAAGTTTTACCCTATTATTCCAAACGTAATAAATGTTTTAGTTTCTGAATTTGCAAAGAGAAATACTACAGTTACATTTAGAACTACTGATGATATTTCTTACAATGAGTTATTAGAGCAGAAAAGAGCAATGGTAGAATCTAAATTGTTATCTGATGCACAGCAGAAGTTAGCAATGAAGATGTTGGAAATGGGTGCAGATCCTGAAGATCCAGAAATTCAACAAGCTTTATCTCCAGAAAGTCTTAAATCTTTACCTGAAATAGAAGGATTCTTTAAGAAAGATTATAGATCTATGCTTGAAGAATGGGCAGAACACCAAATGCGTGTGGATTATGAGCGTTTTAAAATGGATGAATTAGAAGAACGTGCATTCCGTGATATGTTAATCACAGATAGAGAGTTCTGGCATTTTAAAATGAATGATGATGACTATGAAGTTGAATTATGGAATCCTCTTGTAACATTTTATCATAAATCACCTGATGTACGTTATGTATCTCAAGGTAACTGGGTTGGTAAAATTGACATGATGACTGTAGCTGATATTGTTGACAAATACGGCTATTTAATGGATGAGGAACAACTAAGATCAATGGAAGCTATCTATCCTACTAGAGCAGCAGGATATCCCATAGGAGGGCAGCAAAATGATGGATCTTACTATGATGGTACAAAGTCACACGAGTGGAACACTGGACAACCAGGTTTAGCATACAGACAATTTACTTCTTTGTATGATGGACCAACAGGTGGTGGAGATATAGTTGAATGGATCTTATCTGAATCAGAAGACTATTTTGATTACAGAAATACAGATATGCTGAGAGTAGCAACTGTATATTGGAAGACACAAAGAAAAGTAGGTCATCTTATCAGAATAGATGAAAATGGTGATGTAATCCAGGATGTAGTAGATGAATCTTATGTTATTACATTAAAACCAATCTATGATACTACAGTATTTAAGAATAAGACTAAAGAAAACTTGATTGCCGGTGAGCATATTGATTGGATTTGGATTAATGAAGTATGGGGAGGTGTAAAAATTGGACCTAATTACCCGGCATATTGGGGAATGAATAACTATTCTCCAGATGGTATTAATCCTATATATCTTGGAATTAATAAACAAAAACCTGGAAGAGTACCATTCCAATTCAAAGGTGATGCAACCTTATATGGTTGTAAATTACCAGTTGAAGGTTCTGTATTCTCAGATAGAAATACAAAGTCTACATCACTTGTAGATTTAATGAAGCCATTCCAGATTGGATATAATATTGTAAATAACCAAATTGCTGATATACTTGTAGATGAGTTAGGTACTGTAATTATGCTTGATCAGAATGCTTTACCAAGACATTCATTAGGAGAAGATTGGGGTAAAAACAACTTAGCAAAAGCTTATGTTGCAATGAAAGATTTCCAGATGTTGCCATTAGATACGTCTATTACTAACACTGAGAATGCTCTTAACTTCCAACATTATCAAGTATTAAATCTTGAGCAAACCCAAAGATTATTATCAAGGATCCAGTTATCAAATTACTTTAAGATGCAAGCTTATGAAGTAATTGGTATAACACCTCAAAGAATGGGTCAGCAAGTTGAACAGGTTACTGCAACCGGTTTGAGAATTGCAACTGCAAACTCATATGCTCAAACAGAAGTATATTTTATGAATCACTGTGATTATTTGATGCCACGTGTACATCAAATGAGAACTGATTTGGCACAATACTATCATAGTACTAAACCATCTATCAGATTGCAATATGTTACATCTACAGATGAGAAAGTAAACTTTGAAATTGAAGGTTCTAGCTTTTTATTAAGAGATTTCAATATCTTTGCTACAACAAAAGCAAATCATAGAGCTGTACTAGAGCAATTAAAGCAACTTGCAATTTCTAATAACACTAGTGGTGCTAGTATTTTTGACCTAGGTAATATTATTAAATCTGAATCAATTGCTGAAGTATCTCATATTCTTAAATCTGCTGAAGAGAAACAATTAGAGTTACGTCAACAAGAAATGCAACAGCAACAACAAATGCAACAACAAGCAATTCAAGCACAACAACAAGAGCAAATGATGAAGTTGCAATTTGAACAGCAAGAAAATGATAAAGATAGACAGAAGGATATCTTAGTTGCACAAATTAGAGGTGCCGGTTATGGTAGCACTGAAGACATTAATCAAAATCAAATGTCTGATTATCAAGATGCTTTAAAAGAAATCCGTAGATCTGATGAATTTCAGCAGCAGATGGAAGTAAAGAAAGAAGGTAATGCTATTAGACAAGCTCAAGGTCAAGATATGATTAATCTTAAAAGAGAAGAACTTGCAACTAAAAGAGATGTTATGAATAAACAACTTGAAATTGCAAGAACAAATAAGAACAAATATGATAGTAAATCTAATAATAATAAGGGCTAAGAATAATTAGCCATATAGTGAGAAGATTTGCATATTAACATAAAAATATTTTAAGTTTATAATTTTCTAAATATTATATTCTTAATGTAAGACCAACAAAAACCAAAACCAAATTATATGAGCGGCAATTTAAATGAGCAAACCCAAGTATCTCAAGTAGACATTAATCTAGATGAAATATTTGGTGGAACTCCTGGAGCTGAAAGTGTAATGCTTCCAGATTCAGGGGATTCTGAAAAAGAAAAAAAGTCAATATTCTCAACTTCTGAAACAGATTTGAGTTTTATTGATGGAAGTAGTGAAGATTCTGAAGTAGCAGATGCTAGAAAAGCAGTAGAAGAAATTACTGCAATTGTAGATGATGCTGATGAAGATGATTCAAATGAAGAAAAATCTACTAAAGGGAGACCTAAAGTAGATAAGAGTGGAATGGTAGAAGTTATTTCTAAATTAATTGATGAAGAATTTCTTATACCGTTTGATGATGACAAAGACATGTCTGAGTACACTCTTAAAGATTGGGAAGATCTTTTAAAAGCTAACTTTGAAGAAAGAGAGCGTAAAGTAAAAGAGCAAACCCCAAAAGAGTTCTTTGAATCTTTACCTGAAGAACTTCAATTTGCAGCTGAATATGTTGCAAATGGAGGTAGTGATCTTAAAGGTTTGTTTGGTGCATTAGCTGCATCTGAAGAAATCCGTGGTTTAGATCCTACTGATGAAATGGATCAAGAGCAAATTGTTAGAGCTTATTTACAAGCAACTAACTTTGGCGATGATAATGACATTAGTGAGGAAATTGAAACATGGAAAGATTTAGGTAAGCTAGAACAACAAGCTGCTAAATTCAAACCAAAATTGGACAGAATGCAGCAACAAGTTGTTGAAAGAAAACTTGCTGAACAAGAGCATTTAAAAATGCAACAGCAAGCAGCAGCTGAACAATACATGGATAGTGTATATAAAGCACTTGAACCAGGAGAAATAAGTGGTATTAAGCTTGATAAGAAAACCCAAGCAGCACTTTATTCTGGTTTAGTACAACCAAGCTATCCTTCAATATCTGGTAAAAATACAAACTTGCTTGGACACTTGTTGGAGAAGTATCAGTTTGTAGAACCAAATCACGGCTTAATTGCTGAGGCACTTTGGTTATTATCAGATCCAAATGGATATAAAGAAAAGATTATGTCTATAGGTAAAAATAAAACAGTAGAAAGCACTGTTAGACAGTTAAAGACTGAACAATCTAATAGAATAGCGTCTAGTGTACCAGAAGAAAAAGAATCAAAGATGTCTCGTAAGTTACCAAGACAGAAGAACATCTTTTCAAGATAAGCAAACAATTTAAAATATAATATAAATTATGGCAACTCCAAGTTTGAACAACGGTATTTTCTTACGTGATACCAGCTACAAGGCTAGCTCACACGTAGATTCATACCATTTAGTGAACATGCTTAAGAGTGCAGAACCTATGGATATGGGTCCTGTAGATCTTTGGGCTATGACTCAGAAGGTAGAAATGCCTCTGTATCAATTTTCTAGTTTTGGTGGTAAAAACATTATCAATGTTGACAACCACAGAGGTGAGTACAAGTGGCAAGTACCTGTAGCTCAAGACCTTCCTTACATCATTGAAGACATTCAGTCTGGTAATGTAACTAAAGGTGTTGACGGTAGCACTTTCCAGATCAAATTGAACAAGCGTACATTTGGTCATGGTGACATCATTACTTATGATAAGTATAATGGTGTTGAAATGTACATCACTGCTGATGACATTATCCCAACTGGTGATGGATTTATCTACACTGTACAGTTGGTAAACAATGACAATGCTAAATATTTGGATAACAAATATCTTGCATCTGGTACTAAAATCTTCCGTAAAGGTTCTGCTCGTGGTGAGTATGGTGAGCGTTTCTCTGATATTGGAGAATATGCTGCAGGTTTCCGTGAGTTCTACAACTTTGTAGGTGGAGCTGAAGCACACGTGCACTATTCAGTATCTAGTCGTGCTGACTTGATGTTAAAAGGTGGAATGAATGCTGATGGTACTGTTCCTGTAACTGAGATCTGGAGAAACTTCGGTACTACTTCTGATCCTTCTATTACTAGTTTGGAATCTATGGTTCAAATCATGGGTAAAGATGCAGTTAAGCGTGCATTTGATAACGGTGATTTGTCACGTTCTTTCTTGACTAAGATGGAAGCTGCTCACTTGACCAAAATTGCTTCTGACATTGAAACTTATTTGATGTGGGGACAAGGTGGTAAGATTAAGCAAGATGGTCCAGATGATGTACGTCTTTCTGTGGGTTTGTGGAAGCAGTTGGATAACTCTTTCAAGCGTATCTACAATAAGTCTAGCTTTAACTTAGATTTGTTCAAATCTGAACTTTATAACTTCTATGCTGGTAAAGTTGAATTTAAAGGTCCAGATCCAAAGCGTCAGTTGGTAGTTCAAACTGGTATTGGTGGTATGAAGCTTGTTAATGATGCTATCAAGCGTGAAGCTATCCAATCTGGTTTGGTTATTCAGGCTGCAGATATCGGGGCTATTTCTGGTAAAGGAATGGACTTGAACTTTGGTTATGCATACACTAGCTACGTTATTCCTTTCTTGGCTAACGTTAAGTTTGTATTGAACCCTGCGTTTGATAACTTGCATACCAATGATATTGAGAATCCTATCATTGATGGTAATCCTTTGTCTTCTTACAACTTTGTTATTTTTGATGTAACTGACAACGTAAATGATAACATTTACATGTTGAAACTTGCTTGGGATAATCAATTGAAGTGGTTCTACCAAAATGGTACTATGGATTACATGGGTCGTACCCAAGGTTTCCAATCTTCTGGTCAATTCAATGGATACCGTGTATTCATGAGTCAGACAATGCCTGCTGTATGGGTAAAAGACCCTACAAAAGTATTGAAGATTGTAATGCGCAATCCTATCACCGGAGGTTCTTTCTAATAAAAACCTTCTGTATAAAAAAAACCCGTGGATTAATTTCTACGGGTTTTTTTATTTTACAAAACTTTATTTGTATATTATAGTGTATAGTAACGTAAATAATTAAAGTCATGGCACTAAATAAATTTATTCCAACATCTCCTGATGTTAATCTTAAGAAAGATGAAGATACATCTTTAGCAAAATTTGGACATTTAAATGCAATTGTTGAGTATATTAACTCAAACAATTTGGCAAGTGTATCAATTACTGGACCTGTAACTACTGAAGCAGTTGTATCAGATGCAACTTTAGGTATTACAATTGATGGAGTTGAATACAAATTACTTTTAAAAGCATAATATAAAATAAAATGGCAATAAGTAAATTTACTATAGCTAGACCTGACCTATGGGTTACAGGTGTAGGCACAACAGATGCAGATAAGCAACCTGCAAGATTAGGTCACGTAAACCGTGTTGTTAATTATCTTAACACATATTTACCTGAAACAATTAATAAAACAATAGTACTTTCTAGTGGAGATACCACAGATCTTACTAGAATACAAGATCCAGTTTTAAATCAATATCCTGAAACTGCATATTTGCAAGCATCTACTCCATTGTTAATTCCAATTTTGAGTAATTGTGTATGGCAAATAACTGTAGATTTTTCTGCAGTAGCAAAAACAAGTGGTGGATCTATTTCAATTGGAGATACATATGGAGGTAAATTTGTACTTACATTTAAACGTGTAAATGGTACATCTTCTGTAGTTGGTGTAAACCAAGCTATTTCTAGTTATGATGATAGTATGTCTACTGCTCAGGTACAATTTGGAGTAGGTGCTTCACAAAATCTTTTAGTTACTTTTAAAGCTCCAAGTACTGCATCTGGAATTAATTTTGCTACTACTGCAACCGTAAGTATCACTCAAACTGCATTCTAATCATGGCAAAATTTTCAGTACAAAACGCAGTCAGTGGAAGCGTAGTCTATGGTGATCCAAGGGGTGATAAGTCTACAGATCTACAATTTATTAGAACAAGTGCAGCTCAAGTTGCTTCAGGTGAAGCTTCTTTAATAGCTGGTGGTGGTAGTAATAAGGCTAGTGGATATTTTTCATCTGTATTAGGCGGATTTGGAAATACTGCTAGTGGTAATAATTCAATTTCTGGAGGAACTGGTAATCAATCAGTTGGAGATACAACATTGACAATTGGTGGTGCTAATTTGGCTTTATCTGATCAATCAGTTTGTATTGGTCTTGAAAACAGAACTGAAGCTGAAGGTAGTGTTGCAATTGGTATTGGTAACGTTACTTATGGACTAGGTAGCGCAATTATTGGAAGCCAAGCTTCTGCAACTGGTCCTACTGCACCTTACTCTTTGGTATTAGGTGGTGAGTCAGGATTTGCTTATTTACCCGGACAAGTTGTAACTAATGCAAGAGGTTCACAATATAGTGGTGGCGGTACTGAACCTGCTACATTACAAGCATCTGAACTTATGTTGATGCGTGAACAATATTTTGGACCTGGTACTCCTGGTGGTTCTACTTTTACATCATTTCAATTATCTTTAGATGGTGCAGCTGCATCACTTACTAATCAGGTTGTTATGTATGGTAGTAATAAAGCTTGGCATGTTACAGTTGATTATACAATTGTTGATGTTACAAATAGTAAAATTATTGCAGGTAAAGATTTAGTACTTGTTGACAAAGAGTCAAATGTTATTAGATTAACTGCAGTAAACAATATTACTAAAATTGGAGATAGTCCA